TGATGCGCCTTCTGCGCGAGTCGCGCACTGAAGTTGGCTCCAAATTCATCCTAGGTGTGAATTTACCAACATGGGAGGTCAACCCTTCCATGGAACGTGACACACCTATGATCGCCTCGGCCTACGCCTCTAACTATGAAAAGGCAGAGCGTGACTGGGGCGCCAATCCACCGACGGTCCATAGCCGCTATGTACCCATCAAGGCGTACGAAGAGGGCACGTTTGTCAATGGTCAGAACTCGCACAACTTCCAATATGCATTCGACCGACCAGACGAAATTTACGGACGCATTGAACGTATTCGCACCACGCGCTGGCCTTCGGTGATTCTTCTTGACGCAGGCCATGTGAATAACTCGTTCGTGATTCTTTCCATGCACTATGATTTCGATACCGGCAAGACTGTAGCGCATACGATACTGGAATGCATGCCGCAAGAGGGTCGTCTCATCAACTTCAATCTGCTTTACACTCACGCCATATTACCTTTAGCCAAAGACACCAACGCTGTTGCGATGATCGCTGATCGCTGGCAAGGTATTGACCTGCTGTACCGTATCCAAGAGGATATGGGAAACAACCCCTTGCAAAAGGTGCGCTGCAAGGCAACACAATATTCGCCAAAGCGTAAAGACTTCGACACCACAGTTGCAATGCTGACCAATAAGAATCTGATATTACCCACCATTGATCCAAAAGAGAAACAGCGCATCTTGGATGGGCAGATCGATAACTACCGCACTGAAATGCTCGGTAAGCCAGTACCTCACTTGTTCCTACAACTAAATACCGTGCGCGATATTGGTGAGCACCGTTGTCCTGATAAAGGTGACGGCTTCACTGACGATATATGGCGTGCGTTGGTTCTGGGTGCTAGCAAAATCCACCACCCAAAATTGATGGATCGCTTGAAGGAAGCCCGAGATTTTAACTATGGTAACGGTAATTCGGCCAGGATGCCAATGCCAGCATTCGCAGGCAGATCAGGTGGTCTCTACAACAGGAGGTAGGATGTATTTAATCCTTGCAGGCATATTAGGAACTATCGGTGACGTGTTTTCAAAATACAGCGCGACGTATAGCGGTCTAATGGCAACCGTTTGCATGGTAACAACTGGCTTATGTTGGGGATCGACTGCCTACTTTTGGCAACAGGTTTACAAAACCAGAGGTATTGCCGAGGCAGTCATTCTCTACAGCCCTTTGCAGATGCTGTGTGCGGTATCAATTGGCATTTTGTTCTTTGGAGAACCTCTGACTTGGCGTATCATGGTAGCCTACCTACTTGCTGGTGTCATCGTTTGGTTGCTCGCCTGATCTCAATTTTACGAGATACATAAGGGACTGCTATGGCAAAGAAGAAAATACCAAAACCAAATAAGCCATACACGCTGGAACCTTGCAAACGAAAACACGATTGCCGGATACTCTCCCTTGATCCCGGTAGTCGTAATTTCGGCATCTCGGTTGTGGGTGTAAAAGATGGTGTAATCGATGTGGTGGCGAACTCGATGTTCACTAATCCAATTACCAGTCTGGTTGACCGTCACAAAACACAACGCCAGGTATTCTTGGATGAACTAGACTTGTGGTTGAACCTGTATAAGCCGAATGCGGTAATCGCCGAACGCTTTCAATCGCGTGGAGGTATGGGTCCCCTAATAGAGTTGGTCAGTACCATGAACGCGATCATCGGTATGCGGGCACTCGATCTACCTTGCAAGTTCATTACGGCAGCAACATGGAAGAACCAATGGCATCGTAGGTTCACCACACCTCTTGATTACATGTATAAGGTGTGTCGAACTGCACCCCACCCACTCGATGCGACCTTGATAGGTTGCTACGGTCTTGAAGTGGCGTTGCAGCGTGAGCTGAAATATGGACCAAGGAGTCTTGTTCGTATGGTTGAGGAATCTTCTCGCCTTCCTTTACGTAGGGTCCGTATCTAACCAAATGGAGTTGAAAATGAATTTACCAAAAGCATGGATTGAAGCAGGCACCAAGGCAAAAGCCGAAGAGAAGGCACGTGTGGCAGCCGCAAAGGTTGAAGCACGTATCGACATGAGTGCCGAAGTCGCTGGTCAAGGATTGTGCCCTGACTGCCGTGGTCAGATGGAACGTGGTGTCAGCAATGGCATCAACGTGTGGTACTGCAATCCAGACCGTATTGCTATCCCAATCGCTGACGACCAGGTGTAATCATGGGTAAGGTTCTCCAACTGGATGTGTCGCCAGTCAAAAAGAAAAAGAAGAAAAAGACACTGGAAGTCGCAGAGGTAAAGCTAAAGAAGGCAAAGAAATCGAGTTCACCATCTGAGGTTTCTTCGATAGTTGCTACCAACTCTGCGCAGATTATTCAGCTTTTGGAAGGCAAAGAGAACGACAAGGCCATCCCATTGGTCTATCGTTCTCTCTTGCAATCATTGGTCCAGATGTTTCCGATGGCTGAAGCCTACGTACATAAGACAGAAGGTACGAAGGGTATTTATCAGGTAAATACCCTTGTGTCTTCTATCCGTGAACTGCTGGTCGACATACAGGCAGCGCAAGATCGTGGTATGCTTGGGCACCAGTTGGTTGAAACGGTCGTCAAACCAGCGACCTCCGATTTGGCTCAAGAGATGGTCAAAGAATACTCGATCATTTCCGCTGATGCCAAAGAGTTGATGACCGCAGAGGATTATGCCAAGTTCAAGGTACTGCTCACTGATTCTCGCACACGCCTGGCCAACGCTGTTAACCGGCAGTACACTGAAACCAGGACGCAGCTCATTGAATTCTTGGAGAGCTAATGGATGCCAACCATATAAGGCAAGCGGTACTGGCAGTATGACCTAATTCAGTTACAGGCTTAAATCATGAAATCAGAAGATAGCAAGAATGTTTTTCGTGTCGGTGGTGTTTGGTATTCACGCAAAACCTTCATTACAGCTTCACGTAAGCTTCATGGTAATGGTTATAACTATTCTAAACTGATTCTTGAAAAAGCTGCTAGTTCTGTGACAATTACTTGCATTCAACATGGAGATTTTACTGTTACACCTACAAATCATTTAGGCAAGCGTGTGAAGGGCTGCAAATTCTGTGCTTATGAGCGTATGAGCCGTCATCAAACCAGAACACCGGACTGGTATATTAATGAACTTAAAACCTGTAAAATAAATGTCACACCTTTAGAGCCATACCTCAATGACCTTAAAAAGATTAAACATAGGTGTGAATGCGGAAATGTGTGGAATGTTTCACCAAATGGTATTTTAAATAGCAAATTCAAAAGGTGCCCAAAGTGTGTAACGGCATTAGGTGGCACTGGACGTCCTGTTTCTTACGACGAAGTTATAGCTCGTATTAAAGCAGTGCACGGAACAAAATATCAGCTAGTCGGAAATTATCTTGGAATGCTTAGAAAACACCGAATACGTTGCAATGAATGCCATACATCATGGAAGGTCGTAATTGCTAGCGTCATACACAAGGGTAGTGGATGCCCCAACTGCGCAAAAATAACACGTAACCGTAACAACAGTTATAAGTTTAAAGAGGTAGAAATCCAAGGTACTACGTTTAAGGTTCAGGGGTACGAACCCCAGGCTATAGAATGGCTGCTACTTAATAATCCAAAACTCAAAGCTACGGATATCAAAGTGGACTCTAGTGGGGAAGTTCCAGCAGTAAGGTATAAGATGGGGAAGCGAATGCACACGTATTTTCCTGATATTTTCATACCGAGACGAAATCATATAATCGAGGTAAAGTCTGATTATACACTTGGCATAAAAACAGGAAAGAATTGGCGAAAAAACCAAGCTAAGGCTAAAGCAGTGCTGGCTGCTGGCTATAAATTTTCAATGCTTGTTATGACAGGTAACGGTAAACGACTGTTCAAACTACCAGAGGATTGGCACAGCATGACCCGATTAAAGGTTTTGACTTTCATAGCTATGAGCCGCTCTGACACAAACTACCCAGAAGTTCCGAAAGACAAACCAACGCGCATAACTGCAAAACGATTAGCTGAAATATGCGTTGATGCGATTCTGGCGATCCCACTCAAACAACGTAAGGGCCGCGACTTTGTAGCCCGAGAAGTAGCAAAGGCGATAGAGACCTATGTATAAGCCGACAGCGCAACCGATTGGTGTACAGCCGATATCAGACCACGGTGGCAATAAGCAGTGCAAATACTTTGAGGCGGAATTAAAAAGATATGTTGGTAAGTCGCTAGGCGTGAAAGATGGCATTGAGCTAGTATGGTTCACTTGGATTGGTCCAGTGTTCTGCCTACGTCTGGTTGAAACCAAAGAAGTCGTAGGCTACATGAACCTCGATGCTTGCGATCCTGACTGGGGCTTGCGCTTCAAGTACTACCAAAGCGGTGTGTTCATCCGCAAGGAGTACAGAGGCCGTAAGCTAGGTACTGTGCTTTACCTAGGTGCGCTACACGTTTTTCGGCATCTGGTTTCTGATCCGCATATCGGTATCGATGCAATTCACACCTGGGCATCACTTTCCAAATACGGCTACCATGTCAAGCTGTGGTCGATTGAATCACACATGAATATCGAATTCGATTTCACGCCGGAAGGCCCAAAGACGGCAGCGGGCTTGATGACCAATCTGGAAGACACGTTCCTCCTATATGTATAGAAAGCACATATGTTTCCACGTAACCGCGTAACAGGAGTCACTGGCTCCCGAATCAAGACTGAGAGTTATGCACCGAAGGTAGCACACGCTGTCAACAGTCCACATACCTATTCAGAGAAGAGTAAGATTCAAGCCTCAGTAGGTGGTAATGGTTGGGGACAACAAGGTGGCGGGAACTCGATGTCTGTGAACTCCTATTGGTCTTCGCAGTACCAGTATTACATGACGGGCTTGATTCCGTCTGAGCCTGGTTATGCGGATACCAGTCAGCTTGCACTGTTCTACCGCGACATATACTTGCACGATGCAACAGCGGGTTCCTGCGTTGACATCCAATCGACGTTCCCGTTCTCTGACTTCGATCTGCGTGGTCTGGACGAGAAAGACTTAAACATCTACCGCGATTCGGTGGATCAGTTGAACATAAATCAGATGCTGCCGATCATAAGTACAGCATACCTGACGGATGGTTTCTTCTGCGGCTCGTTGGTTTTCGATCAAACATCCCGCAGGTTCTTGGATACTTTAATACATGATGCCTTGCAGTGCCAGATAATGCCCAACTCGTTCTTCAACATGATGCCACAGATCAACGTGCATACGAGTCAGGCAACCAATGAACTGCTGAATTCGGATTCGCAGTACTCGCGGGAATATCTGAGCTATCTGCCGCAATCGTTCATTGAATTGCTGAAGACGGGCGCATTCACCTTGAATCCAGTGTCCACGCTCTACGTCGCACGCCGTAGCTTGACCGATCGTGCTTACGTATCGTTCTTGCACCGCATTCTTCCCATGTACCTGATCGAGAAAACGATGTTCAGAGGCACGTTGGTTGAGGCCAGCCGACGGCAACGTGCAACTACGCACTTGACGGCAGGTGATGATATCTGGACTCCGACGGGCGAAGAATTGCAAGCACTGGTGTCGCAGTTCCAACAAGCTGAGTTCGATCCCTTAGGTGGTTGGGTGTCGACACGTAATGCAGTGCAGGTCAACGACATTCGCCCTGGTGGTGACTTCTGGAAGTGGACGGATATGGCCGATATCCTAGTCGCCTACAAATTGCGCGCAATGGGCGTTTCGGAGTCATTCCTTTCCGGTGAAGCATCGTATGCGGCGGCGGAGTCTGCATATTCTACTTTCTTGGAATCGCAGGATACGTATCGTCGGCATCTGACCAATGCGATCTTTGACACCACGCTGTTCCCGCTGATTGCAGTTGCCAACAACCTGTACAAGGAAGGCACCGCCAATAGTGAGCGCGTACAACATAATCAGGTCACCAAGTATCTGATGCATGCGAAGAATCGTAGTCGCTTGTTGACACCTCAACTGGTGTGGCACAAATCGTTGGAAGCAAAGGGCGAAGAGAACACGTTTGAGATGTTGGAGCAAGCCTCGGAGAAAGGTGTACCTATCCCTATTCGTATGTGGATGGCTGCTGCTGGCCTCGATGTCGAATCGCTTATAAAGGATTTGGACGGCGACGTTAAGCTGCGTAAGAAACTGGAATCGTTCACTGGTAAAGATACTTCGCACGAAGGTGAGGAGCAAGTTGAAGCCTCTGCTGTACATGCTGCACTCAAGCGGTTACTAGGTATCCCAACTACCTCAAGCTCGAAGAATAGCATGTATCCAAAGCGTTCGATTTTGGGTCGTAGTTGGGGTGAGCCAGAGGACTTCTCGATTACGAAGACTGGTCAGAAACGTCACATTGTCCACAATGCTCAAGGCAAACGGCGTGACTATAATGCGGCGATTGCTACGATGTCGCACAAGATGGCTACCGATCCAGAATATCGTGTCAAGATGGCTAAGGCCAATATCAGCAAATTGGGCTACTCGCGTATTCCACTCGCTGGTGATGTCAAAGGGAGATAAGAATGTGGTCTCAACTGGTTGTACAGGCAGCGATCAAGGGTGAAGAGCATTACCAGTTCTTTACTTACCATGGACCAACTATAAAGTTGCCCTACAGAGGCATAGAAGTCCCCTTAGAGAAGGGTCAAAAGTTCGGAGTCCGCAAATCGGCAGACGGTAAGAAGATACGCCTGATTTTTGACGATGAGGTCAATCGCGTGTTTACCTTGCCGTTGGAGGTAGCACAGAAGATTGCAAAGAAAGTGAAGGTGGTGAAA